GGATAACAGCACCAGATTTGTAAGCTTTCGATCTTCTCATTTTTACTCCGCCAGCACTATCTCCTAGCATTCTGTAGTTCATCATTGAACCAAGCCTGCCTATCTTTTCATCAACAGCTTTAGAAGTATCATCTATTCTTCTGCCTAGACTCTCTTCTTGTGCTCGTAAGTTTTCTCCAAACCTACCAGACAAATCAGCAATAGCTTGTTCTCTAGTTTTATATACATCTTGAAATCCACGTGAAGCTTCTTCAGCTAACCGTGTTCTTTCTGCTTGAGCTGACTGTAAACCAGCTTCTCTAGCACTAGCTTCAGTAGCTAAACCAGCTTCTCTAGCACTAGCTTCAGTAGCTAAACCTGATTGTCTAGCTGCTGCTTCAGATGCTAAACCAGCTTCTCTAGCTGCTGTTTCACTTCCAAGTGCTCCAGTTAAATCAGATCTAAGTTCATCTCTTGCAGTAGCTCCAGCTCTTTCGGTTCCAAGTATTCTATCCACATAATCTGATCTTAAATCAGACAAACCACTGGTTAATGATCCACTAAGATCACCAATTTCACCTTCCAATGCTCTTCTGACATTTCCTAAATTGGTTGCAGCGTCTAATTTAAAATCACCAAATGAACTTTTTAATGAGTCTAAGTTCTGACCAAGTGTTCCTACATTTGAAGTTAAACCAGCAACACTAACATCTTGTGCTAAAGATCTACCAAATAAATCTTGTATGTCAGCTCCGAGTTCTTGTCTAGCTAATTTATTTTCTTCTTGACCTTTATCAAAAGTGTCAGATAAATCAAATAACTTATCACCATACTCTTGTCTAAGGTTGCCAGCCATTCTCTCAATTTCTGAGATAGTACCCTCTTCAATACCTTGCCTTAATTGAAGTAAATCTGCTGCTCTATCTTGTCCTATCTGGTCTTCTAATTTACCAAGTTCTAATTCTCTTTCAGTACCAACAATACCTCTTAGATCTGTTAAGTCATCTTGAAATTGATCTTGATACTCAGTTAATCTATCTCCATAACCAAGTAGTTGGGTTGATAAATTATCAATATTATAACCTTGATCTTTTAGTTGTTTAGCTAACGCATCTCTTGCTTCTGATCCTTCTCTTAATCCACTGGTTAATTGTCCAGCTAATCTTTCCCTAGCTGTAGTAGCAGAGTCTAAATCTGACTGTAACCTACCTTCAGATTCACTTATTAAGTCAGTTAAATTGTCAGTCTGTCCTCCAAGAAGATCAGAAAATCTATCTTCTGCGCTTGTTATACGATCACTAAAATCACTAGCTTGAGCAGTTAAACGATCATCAAAAGATCCTAAATCTAATGTCTTTATCCAATCCATGTCGTCGGATAAACCAGCAAAGTCTGTTGACAGCTTACCAAGATCACCTTCTGCCTTTTTAATAGCTTCGTTTACTCCCGGTAAATCTAAAGCTGCAATGTCTGCACCAAATTCACCTCTTAAAGTTTTCCCTAAAGTATCAAGGTTTTCTTCCATACGTTCATTAAACGTACTTGTCTTCATGTACTTTTTAATACCAAGATCTTTGATTGCTTTATCAAGTTGACTCTTAGTATCACCTCTTATACTTGCTTCAGTGTCAGATAATTGAGTACTTAAATCACCAATAGCTGAATCAGCATCGGAGTATCGACTTTGTAAGTTACTAATAATCTTATCTAAACCTTTAACATCACCAGTTGTTGTTGGTGTATTAACTAATTTTTCTAAATCAGAAAACTGCGATTGCAATCCACTAAAGTCACCTGATAAACCAGAAAAGTCTTTACCTAAATTACGTAGGTCTTTAGTTAAATTACTTTGATTACCTTGTAATTTAAGTATCTGATTACCTTGTGTTTTATTAAGTTTCTCTATATTTTTTATAGATTTTAAATTTGCTTGAGTTTCATTAAACCTATGTTGATTATATAGTCCAAAATTATCACGAACTTTTTCTGCGTTCTTTGTCCAGTCGCGGATCCACTGATCATCGTAGCCACCGCCACCTCCACCGCCACCCATAATTACCTCCTATAAATTCTTAGTTACAACTGAGTATTCGTGTGTCCAATTAAGTTTTTTTGCAAGACCTTTTCTGGTCCAAGCTGAAATAAGCGTACAGCCTTGCATCTTTGCAAAGTCTTCAATCACATCCCAATGTTGTATCCATTGTTCGTAATCATGACCTGTTTTATTTGCCCATGTAGTAATGTGAAACACTCTTTTTTGTGGGTAAATCATTACTTCTCCAACCAGAGCTGACATTATTTCTTGAGCTTCTACGCCTATAAATAATATGTTTTCTTTTTTAACGAGTTTAATAAGTATGTCATGTGAAGTTTGTTCACCAATGGTATGTTCTAAAGCCTTATCTATTAAAGGTTTAACTTTATCCCATACATGTGGTACTTCCTCTGGTTTGAGTGGTATAGCTATCATACTTATTCTTCTATTCTTTTCTTAATCCACTCAACTACTGATCGTTGACCAGCTTTATACATTATTGATCCTATTTCTTCTTTAGGATGTGGGTTTACTTGAGGAAAATTTTCTTCAAGTTCCTCAAGCACAAAGGGTAGAGTGGGTCCAATGATAGGCTCAAGAATATTGGGGGAGGTTGGTGTTTGCATGTTCAAAGAAGGCAGGCATTCTCGCTGCCTTTGTTTCGGTTAACTGTGGAGCTTTGCCTTCATACATAAGTCGATCACTCGCATCCAGCCAAAATTTTTTGTCCAAATATTTATCGACATTGGCTGATAGTGGTTGCATGATCCAATTAATAGTGGCTCTCCTTAACTTGTCTAGTGATTTGCTAGGTGTAAGACCAAGCTCTGCACAGACAAGACTATTTGTAGCGACGTGTATCTGTTCGTCTCTAGATATATCAGCACTTACAGTACGTAAACCAGCATCACCATTGAACCTAAAGAAAGGCAATATCACAAAAAATATTGCTCTTTCAATTACTAAGGCTTTCAATATGGTGTGGTCTGGATGTGCTATCCATGCTTCTTTTAGGCGAAGGGCTTCAGCTTCAGCTTTGTCATCAACGCCTATAGCATTAGCGATATATCCAAGAGCTAAGTCATGATTATCTTCATCTTTTATGTTTGATTCCAAAAGTTCTCTACTTTTCTCAGGAATCTCAGAGAGTGAATCAGATACAAACGCGCCAACTGGACATTCCATGTTGCGTACAGCGAGAGCACGGAACACCGCTTCTTCTGCTCCATCTTTTATCTTTCCTTTGGTGGTCTGGACTGGTGTCCATTTTCTTTTTCTATTTAATAGTTTTTCGTAGGGGTTCATTGTTGACAGTCACAAGCAATTTCATCAGGTTTGTTGCTCATTAAACTTTCCAAGTACTCGTCAACGTCGGACTGATCAAGTGCAGCGTAAGCATCTGACTTGTCCTGTACGTCACCCATTACTTGTAAAGAATAATAGAGAGACGTCTGTGGACTTTGGAGCCACTCCGTCACAAATGCTTCATCGTAAGTCACCATATCACTCCAAGAATTGAAGCTATAGCCATGAAGCAAACCAGTTCTGTTAAGCATGATCATTATTTGATCAGCTACTTTTTTATAATTCTCCCATCCAACTTCGGATGCGATTTCCACGTTGCCATATTGCACTTGTTCTACCCCAAATTCACCGGAATCTCTGTCAACTGTGCGAGCGATTGGTGGAGCGATCTCTGGAGTTGCTGTGTAGCCTTTGAGATCTTTACTTCTATAAGAACAACTAGCTGTAGGTGCTATGGCAAATGCTCTCTGCATGTTGTTCTCTCTTGCTATGTTAGCTGCTTCCTGTATGCCAAGATAAAATTCACGCGCAGCTAACCCTGCGTATCCTTCGTAAGGTTCAGCATTATTTGTTGCTTCAAGAGCCTTACCAAACTCGGCATATGTAATGTTGTTGTTTGCTAGGAAGTTGGCTAGACCTAAGAGTCCGAAACCGACTTGCCTGTCGATATCTGGCGTAAGATATTCTCCAGATTCTCCAACCCCTGTCCTACCATGTAACTCACACAGCGTGGACATGCCTTCACGGAAACCTGATCGTAAGTCGCCGATAAGACAGGCAGACATATTAAGGTGCTGTAAGAGACACGTTCCTCGTGAGGGCAAGTAAACCTCAAGACAGACGTTGGAGTAGATTCTATTTCCTTGTTCATCGTGTTTTATTTTGTTGAGCCAAATATCTCCTTTTGCAATTCCTCGTAAGATTGCTTCCTTTGTTCCAGTATCTGTTTCAGACCACGCGGATTCGGTGAGGTCAACACATCGTTTGACCCATGGGAGTTCTTGTCGAGGACACTGCACGAAATCAAGAATATCGGGATGTGTAATATCGAGATGAATAACACACGCCCCATTCCGGTACGTGCCACCTCTCCTAAGAATTTCATTTAATGTTGAGTAGATTTTTGCGAATGATGTGGGACCTGACGCAACAAGTGTGTCACTTCCCTTAATAGACTCAGTACCCTTGGGTCTGAGTTTTGACAAGTGGACCGCGACGCCTGCTCCATATCGGAGAGCGTGTGATACAAATTTCCAGCTTGCTTCAATTCCATTTGGTCCTTCCATTGAGTCTTCAACAACGAAGACAGTACAAGATACGGGTAGACGTGAGTTGGGATTATCAATCCACTGCTGGACTCGACCAGTCCTAGCTATGATGTTTGGTTCGGTATTCAATTTCGTTCTGTAAATAGTGGACAGCTTTTTTTAAATCTTCTATATCGTTATCTTTATATCCGGCTCGACATACATACTTGATTACGTTTCCCAAATGAAAACCTAATCCTTGCGCTCTAATAAAATCCCAAACATCAATGGAACCTCTTCGGTAGTAGGACGGTCCGTGGTCGTTGGTGGTTTCGGCCATTTGTTTATTAAATTTTCAAGACAGTTTGCAAGTATAAAACTTTGCTTTTGTAGGGCAAGGAAGACAGTAATAATATCTTCCTTTGTTGCTTCTGGACTATTAATAGCTAACTCAATAGCTCTTAGTCTGAAGTCTTGTTCAGTCGTTAACTTGGTAATTGGAGGGGGCGGTCCATAAGATTGGTTCTTTTTTTGCTTCGTCATAATCATTGATAGTTAATATTCGAGCAAGCCTTGCATTAATTAATGCGTCAGCTTCAGTCATGCCCTTTTCCTCGAAGGTTTCTACGACAGCCTGCCATGTGTAACCTTTCTCAGAAAATATTTTTTCAGCACGTTTGATTCCAATTCCGGGAACCCCAGAATAACCGTCAGTGTTATCTCCACTCATAGTTTGAATGAGATGCCATCTAGCACCTTCTTCTGGTGTGATGTCGACTGTTTCATCAAAGTTATATAGTTTCCCGGGAATCTGTTTCATATCCTTATCAGGAGA